CTTCAGACTGCAAGAGTTGACACATTGATTGATTTAATTAACTTCTCAATCTTAGCCACAACGAATGACAACCAACTTGTAGAGGTATGGCTAAACCCTACGGTAACAGGAACGTTCACTTATAACAATGTAACCAATTCAAGTGTGCAAATTGCAAAGGGAGCAGGAGCCACGGTTTCAGGTGGAACACTTTTATACAGCAAATACATAAGTGCCCAAGACGCTACCCCTATCGAATTAGAGAACGCTCTACGGTTGGGAATGTCAATAGCGGGAGTAGTAGACGAAATAGTTATAAGCACAAACCCATTAACGAGTAATTCAGATGTACTTGCTTCAATGGATTGGAGGGAATTAACGTAATATGGCAAACATAACAGTAGTAAAAAGCGGCAATAGTGTTAGGATCAATTTTAACGATTATGGTTCTAACGCTAATATAAACGCAAAGTATAGAAGCTTTGATATTAGGGATATTGTGGAAATTGAAATGCCATACGATGAAAGTCATATTCATGTAGTTATGAGGGATTCGCACGAGGTTCGACAATGGGATATAACATGGGATACAACATACTCAGGTGATGAGTATTTCATCATCGATTCTGTGGACGGTGTAAGCCCTACAAGCGAAAGTGATTTATTTGATAAACTAGAAGCACTACGATAATGGCATTCAAAGTAAAATACAGAACTCGACAGAAGCTCCAAAGGGCTATTCAGCAACAGATAAGAAGATTGGGGTTAGTAGACACTAGAGCTATGGAGGACTCGATTCGTATCTCTTCAACTGCGGGTGACCTAAACAAAATCACAATAACGGTAAACGCTTTATATTATTACTTCTTCCATGATAACGGTGCTGACCTTTGGAACGGTGGAATACTAGCCCCTCAGAACATCACACAAAAAGCACTAGAGTCAAACAACGGGCGCAAGTTCTTAGACGAAACGGTTGAGGCTTATATCAACTTCCTAAGTGAGGAGTACCCCATTCTTGAAGTGGCTAACCTAAAGATCGACCCACAGATAGTAATTGAATACCAGTTATTCGGTGACCCTACTGGAAAATGGAATGGAACCTTTGAGGAAACGTTAAAGGTGAATATTACCTAGTTAAGTCTGATTTCATCGACAAAAGATTAAGAACAGCAATCAACGAAAGGTTAAATACTTCGTTCATCTTAGTAACATCATCACCCGACAAGGTAAGTGTAATACTTTCGTAAGACCATTTAGAAAACCTTTCTTCTTCTTTCTTGGCTTCGTTGTACTCTTTTAAATCTATGCCAGTTAAATCCTCTTCTTCGTCCATTGGTTTATCAAAGAGGTTTGAGTATCGGTTATTAATTAAGTTGTTTCGGTAGTCCAAATAAGAAGTAATCAATCCATACACTGACGTAATAGGCAACTCTTGAATTATTCCACCCCTTTGTTTTGGATCGTATTTATACGGCTCGTATTCTTCAACTCCCCACTTATTGACTTCTTTTTGTCGCAACAAGATACCGCAAATGGTGTTCATGTTCTCTACGTAGTTATCAAGATAGTAATGTTCTAAGTCAATGAACATTCCCCACGTTATCTTCGTGAAGGGTAGAAACTCCAACTCTCCTATCTTCTTAACGTGGTTTTTTGTTGGTTGGGTATTTAACCACTCTAGCTTCTTAATGATTTTCAGGAGTTCTGACAAAGGCATATCTTCCACCTCCTCCACATCATAATCAGAAACCAAAAGAATAATATCAATATACCTTTCCGCCAAAGAGTCAACAGGGGAATCTTTCAACCCCTGAAGCTCTTTAAACGTCTGCACATCGATATCCTTCCAACTACTCGCTAACAATCGATTCAGTTGTTTTTGTTACAACGGTTAGTATCTCATTTAGGAAAGGGATAGCAATCTTACAAGGCTGCCCCTTGAATAGGTCGGTCTTTAGTTTAATGTGGGCGGGTGTATAATGTTCTGTCCTTGATAAGTCCTCCCGCTTGAAAAGTATAGCCATAGATTCAGCACTGAAATCTTTCTTATCACCTTTCCAAGTCTTTTCGATTAGGCTCATATCCTTTGCGCTGATCGATTCCCGTGCGATATAATTAAACCCTTCTATCTCTACTTCAAGGATTTTATCAGGTGTCATGTCAAACCCTTCGTTGAACTCTTGAATTACTGCGGTCATATCTTCAAAGCTGAAATCGTCAAAGACCTCTTCGGGAACTCCTAAGTAAGTAAACTTCTTTAGCCACCTATCAAGGCTAGTTAAGTCCTCAAATTCTAAAGAATTAAGGTGGTCAAATTGCTCAATGGTTAACTCTTCGATTGTGTTGGGTACGTCATACCCTTCGATGTGCATCATAACAAATATTTTAATTTTTCACAAAACTAAAAAAAAATGTGAGGTTAACCAAATAAGGGTGATGGACGAACTACCTATCTACGACATAACGATCGATTCTGAGTATCAGACAGGTGAGAACGAACTTGGAATGGATGCAATCGCACTAACGAATGACCCTGCTATTATAGTTAAGGGCTTTGCGTACAAATCTGAAAAGAAAGCTTTATTCGCTGACGAAAAGAAATATCGTATAACAGCCCCCGCCATGATTCCAATGGATATCTATCGAAGAGATGAGGACGGGGAATACGAGGTAAGATTCACAAAGGAAACCATAGACGAAATCTTTAAGAAGTTTATGGGTAACCTAAAAAACCAAGACATCTTCAACTTAGAACATGAGGGTAATGACATCGCACCCGCTTATATTTTGGAGGCTTGGTTAGTGGATGATCCTAAAATGGACAAAGCAAAGTCATTCGGTCTTGATGTACCTTCAGGAACATTGATGATTACGGCACAAATCACGGACAAAGACTACTACAACGAGATAGTAGAAAACGAGCAGTTCGGGTTTTCAATAGAAGCCTTTTTAGGTTTACAACCAGTGGAACAATTTAAACAAAATAAAATGGAGTTACCAAACGGAAAATTCACGGCAGAGGATGGAACGGAGTACAACGTTGTCGAAGGCAAGTTAGTACCTGTTGAAATGTCTGTTGAGGAAGAGGTTGAGAAATCAACTGAGGTAGCGACTGAAGAAGTAACTGAGGTTGCTGAGCCAACTGCGGAAGCGGTTGCCGAGGTAGCTTTAGAGGAAGAAGTGGAAGAAAAAGAGGAGGAAATGGCAGAAGAAACTGAAACCGTAGAGGAAGAAGTTGAGGCGGCTGTTGATCCTGAGCTTGACCGAGAAGCGGTTCTTGCTATCGTTCAACCACTAATCGATGAAATTATTTCTGAACTCGCAACACTTAAAGAAGAAATGGCTGAAACTGCGGAAGATGCGCCCGTAGAAGATGCTGAAGTAGAAATGAGCGCACATAGTAAATTTTCAAACTTAGTTAAATTTTTAAAAAATGGCTAAAAAGTACAAATTTGATTTGACGGTTGACAGTACGGCTCTACTTCAGGCGAACCCTACAGAGTTCTACGCCCGTCTATTTGGAATGGAAAATGCGGCAAACAATTACCGTGTTGTTCCTAATGTAAAGAACAAAACAAAAATTGCAAACGTTCTTTTTGATGAAATCACTCAGGCGGCTGACTGTGATTTTGCTGCAACAGATTCAACGGTTTCTGCTATTACAGTAGATGTATGTTCGTTGATGTTGAACACCTCTCTTTGTCAGTATGAATTAGAAAGCTCTTGGTTGGCTGATTCAATGACTGCTGGTTCTAACTCTGATATCACTGGTGGTATTGCTAATTTCATGTCTTACTTTTGGGAGCAAATGGCGAACAAAGCACACGAAGAGTATGCGGTTCTAATGTGGCAAGGAGATTCAGCGGGTGCAACTTCTACTTACCTCGATCTTTGTGATGGATGGTTGAAGCGTCTTTGTGGACTTACACCAATTAGAGCAACGAACACAACTGTAACAACATCGAACGTAATCGCAGAAATGGGTGAGTGCTTACAGTTACTTCCTAATGAGGTTCCACGTTCAGCGGTTCAGTTCAAAGTATCTCAAAACATCGCTGACGCTTACATGATCGCTACTGCTGCTACTAACACAACAGCAAACGTAACAGAGGCTTTAAGACTTACTTACTTGGGTATTCCTATTGTAGTTGAGTACGGACTTCCTGATAACACTATGGTTCTTGGTGACAAGAATAATTTCCTTTGTGTTATGGACTTGGAAGGGGATATCGATTCTCTTCAGGTTGTTGACTTCTCTAACACTACGCTTGACCGTAGAATTGGAGCGAGAGCAGACTACAAAGCAGGATTCTATATTACGAACTCAGAGCAAATCGTATTCTACGGAGACTGTACTGCATCGTAAATAATTATTAACCCGAAGGGGGTTCACGCCCCCTTTATTTAAACTTAAAAATTATGGCTTGTACTACATTAGAGGACATCATAAAAGGGTGTGATAATAATATCGGTGGAATCACTGCGGTTTATGTAAACGATTTTGATAACATTACTTCGACTACTGAAGATGCGGCAGCGTGGGAAGTTACGGCACAGACTGTATCTGCTAGGTACCAAACTTTTCAGTTTAGAAGAAACGTTGGAAACTTCACAGAGGAGAGCGCAATTGATCTAATTAACGGCTCTAGCTTTTATACTCAGACTATTAACTTGATGCTACACCGTAGAGAAGCGGCTGTTTCAAGAGCTATCAAGATTCTAGGAGAAGGGCAAAGAGATTTAGCTGTTATCGTATTAGACGCAAACGGGAAGTACTGGTATTTTCCAAAGGCTCAACTTTCAACTGTTGGAGAAGGTTCAGGAACTACTAAGGCAGACGGTAGCAAGTATGCTGTGGCTTTGGTAGCGGAGAACGAGTTCCCTGCGAAAGAAGTTGATTCAACGATTATCGATGCTCTACTAGAGCCTATATCATAATCACAAAAGAACTTAGGTTCTTATCATATCTATTTGTTTTAAGAGGGTGGTCTAGCGACTGCCCTTTTTTATTTTAAAGAACATTGAAAGGTTAGCCAAATAGTAAAGATGATATACATAGACAAAGGAATATCGAACGAAATTATCTTAACCCTAACAGAGAGCGCAACTATCTCAAACCCTGTTTACTTATTCAAGTTCCAATGGGAAACGGATTTAGACTCTACGCCTTTGTATTGGATCGGCACTGATTCAAGTGGTTACACTTACAGATACAACGAGTTTAATCTTACAGAGGGAACAGATGTTACCTTTAGAATAGGGCAGTATGTTTATGAGGTTTACGAGGCTCCTGAAGGTTCTACACCCACAGATGAAACGGGGCTTGATAAATTAGAAGAAGGGCGTTTAGTTTGTGAGGGTGATGATGATGGGGAAAATTATGACTCAATTTATGATTAATGGGAATATTTAGTAACAATAAGAAATTCAAAGCGGTTGAGCTAGATGATAACTATCAGGCTTTTTCAACACCGTTCCAAAAGCTACCTAACGGAAATCTGTCTTTACCTTTGGTATGGGATAGATACACTTCGAGAGGTTTTATTTATTTTGGTGATGATAACTTATATCCTAATTACTTGGATCAGGTTTACTTTTCAAGCCCTTTGCATGGTTCAATTGTGAAGTTCAAAAGTAATGCGGCTGTTGGTGGTGGTCACGAAATCATACTAAAAGACCCTAACGTTAAAAACAAGGTAGCTCTATACGGATTCGAGAAGCGTTTGAACTTAGATAAACTAGTTCCACATCTTACAATTGAGAACATAGTACACGAAAGGAATTATTTCCTTGGTCACGTAAAAGGGGGAGTGGTTAAGAAGTTCGAACACATCGCAGCGTCTAAAGTCAGAGTAAACAAAGACAAA